CGATGAAGCAACCGACATCGAAACAATCATTCAAGCCTACACATTACCAGAAGCACTTGAAAGGTTTAAAAGTAAAACACTTTATTATAAGTACATTGAATCAATTAAAATGATAATCAAATGAGTTGTGATGACTGGACACAGATATACGAGCAAATGAAAGCCGTATTTGCAAGAGACAAAGAATTAACACACATTGATATTTCAATCAATATACAGCCCGTAAAGAGCGAAAAGAAAACAGCTAAAATTTCAATTAAAACATTCAAATAATTATGATACAAGACAAAAGATGGGTACTACTAGAAGAAGGCTACCCGCACACAATTTTACTAGACGAGCAAGAAGCCAACGCAATGAAACAGAAATGGCAAATGGTACATCCAAAATTAAAGTATTCGGTATTTTACGATGAGTACTATGAATTTGTAGAGTTCTATTCGCCAGAAGAGAAAGAGCAAATTAACCGTTTAATACCGTGATAGTTTTAGTAGACGCAGACAGCCTTATATGGTCAAGCTGTTACCGACAAAAAGAGCATCCAGACGATGAACAATATCACACAATAGAAAATGCAAGGTTAAAGTTTGATGAAGTGTTTATGTCAATTGTCAACACGATAGAAGAGATACACGAAATAGACAAAGTAATAACATTTGCAAATGCAAAGGGAAACTTTCGAAAGGAAATATCTAAAAGCTACAAAGCAAACAGGATAGGTAGAGAAATACCACCGATATTAAATGAACTGCAAGAGCACGTAAAAGAAACATACAATTCAATTGCAGGATACGGAGTTGAAACAGATGACGTGGTAGCTACTTATTGGAAAAACTTAACTGACACTTTTGGAAGAGAGGAAGTAATAATAGTAAGTATTGACAAAGACTATAAGCAATTACCTTGTATAATTTATAATTATCATTTAAGCCACCAGTGTTATTATGATATTACAAAAGAGCAATCAGTATACAACTTTTACGAACAAATGATAATAGGCGATACAGCAGACAATGTAAACTTTTGTAAAGGTTATGGTGTAAAATGGGTTCAGAAAGCATTTAAAGACTGTTTAAGCGAACAAAGTTATATTAGAGTAGTATTTAGTCTTTTTAAAAAGATATACAAGCACAAAGCACGAGAGAAGTTTATTGAATGCAAATTGTTATTAAAATTAAAAATAAACTAACGTTCCGCAGCTACACGAGGTGGCAAACTTCGTAACTGCATATTTTCTGATAAAGATAAATATTATTGCGAAACGTGAACGTGAATTTAATACAAATTTTGCCATCTTGTGTAACTGCTGTTATGCGATGGCTTTTATTCTAAATATTATGAAAACTTACAAAGATGTTTACCAACTTCCACTAGAGGAATCACACGGTTGGATTTACGACCAAAAAAGAAATTTTGTTTTTCAATTTTTGATTGATGACGAAAAAACAGAACAAAAAATACTTGATGTTATCAACGGAAAAGAAAATTTTAAAAACCTTGATTTGTTATTTAAACACGAGAAAGGACAAATAGTTGATAAATCTGGTTTGCCAATAATATTAATTAGAGGTTGGGGAAATTTAACAGGAACTGGAGCGATGAATTTATCAGTTGAAGAAGCATCCAACATTCAAGACACTTTTGCCAATTTCATTATAGAACGTCTTAATTATCGAGATATTTCTGAAGCTATCGCATAACTACTTACTAACAGTATAAAATGTATTACAATTATGAAACAGTACACTAAAATAAAGGTAATAAGGATTTCAGATTTACAGTTAAAAACACTTCAAAAAATGAAGTCTTACAATGTTGATGTAGGTAAGTTCATTCGAGATGCAATAGCAGAAAAGATAAAAAGAGAATATAAAAATTTAATACCAAAACAAGAAATAATTAAATGCCCATTTTAAAACTAAAAACAAATGAATAAAGCAAAATATATAGGAGAATCAATAAACCAACTTTGCGGAGTTGATATTTACGAAAACAAAAGAACGCAAGACCTGGTCGATATTCGCTCAATGGCTTGCTTCATCCTGCACAAAGATTTAAAAATGACGTTATATGAAGTAAGAGACCATTTTAACTTCTTTGGAAAGCAAATGAATCACACATCAGTATTACACAACGTTAGACTGTTTGCAGAGGTAAGAAAAAGAAAAACGCATTTAGAAGCGATTAGAGACACGATAATGCAAACGGTTGACCCGAAGTATAGTTTATTAAAAAGAATCGAAGAGATAAACGATAAGGGCAAAATAGAGCAAATAACAAACTGTGTAAACTACAATGAGTAATTTAACTATATCACAGATGGCAAAAGTATCTGGAGTAAGAGTAGATGAAATAAGAAGCATAATATTAAAAGAGCGAATAAAGCCATTACAGACCAGCCCACAAACATTAGACAACGTACAACAAAGTATAATAGCACGAATACTATTTTTTGAAGGTAAAACAGAATGGTTAATATTTGAAAGCGAAATGAATAAAAATTAAGATGGAAAGAATATATCACAGATATGAGTATTGGGAATGTTATAAGAATGGGTTTTTCCGTAATGTTTCTGGAGAAGAAAAAAAAGAATTGTCAAAAAAAGTAATAGAACTTTTTACAGACACAAAATTAACAGAAAAATATATGAATAAAGTTATAAATGAATGGCGTTATTCGTGCGAGCATAACTTAACAAATATATCATTAAATAGAATAGCTTGGTTAGGTCAATCTGCTTGTTGTTTGTATGCTAAAATACCTTATAATATAACAATGGAAAATTGGCGTTTTGTAGATGAGGAGAACAGAAATATAGCTTGTGAAATAGCCGACAAAATAATAAAAGAATATCAAACTAAAAACAAACAATTATGCCTAAACATTATTTAAATCAAAACGTTTATGAAGCAAGTGTTGAAAGAATAAAATATACATTTGATAATTTTGAAAAAATATATCTTTCATTTTCTGCAGGTAAAGACAGTACTGTTATGCTTCATTTAGTTATGGACGAAGCTATAAAAAGAAATATAAAAATAGGTTTGTTAATAGTTGATTTGGAAGGTCAATATAAATTAACAATAGACCATATGACAGAATGCGTAGAAATGTACAAAAACAATTTAGAAGTTTATTGGATATGTTTACCTATACATTTAAGAAATGCAGTTTCTGTATTTAAACCATTTTGGAAGTGTTGGGATAAGGAAGTAAAATCCGATTGGATTAGAGAAGTACCAAAATTAGGTATAACAGACGAAAGTTATTTTCCATTTTTTAGAGATGGAATGGAATTTGAAGAGTTTGTTCCAGAGTTTGGAGAATGGTATTCAAAAGGCAAAACTTGTGCTTGTTTAGTTGGTATTAGAGCAGACGAAAGTTTAAACAGATTTAGAACTATTGCAAGTGATAAAAAAATAACATTTAATCAAAAGCAATGGACTACAAAAGTAACAGATAATGTATTTAATGTTTATCCTATTTATGATTGGAAAACAGAAGATATTTGGATTTACCATAGCAAAAATAAAGATAAAAGACATAATCAATTATATGATATTATGCAAAAGTCTGGTTTATCTATTCACTTACAAAGAATTTGCCAACCATATGGAGACGATCAGAGACGTGGTTTATATTTATTTCATTTAATAGAACCAGAAACTTGGGCAAAAGTGGTTGCAAGAGTTGAAGGTGCTAATAGTGGTGCTTTATATGTTCAAGATACAGGAAACATAAATGGATATGGTAAAATAACAAAGCCAATGCATCACACTTGGAAATCATTTTCCGAGTTAATTTTAAATACTTTACCACAGGTAACATCTGAACATTATAAAAATAAAATATATACTTTTGTAAAATGGTGGGAAGAAAGAGGATATATTGATGGATTACCAGATGAAGCCCCTAGCATTTTAGAAAGTGAAAAAGTAGCTCCAAGTTGGAGACGTATTTGCAAATCATTATTAAGGAACGATTATTGGTGCAAAGGATTAGGTTTTACTCAACACAAAACAGATGCATATAACAAATATTTAAAACTAAAAAAAGAACAAAGAGAACTAAACAATTTTAAACTATAAAAATTATGACAACAAAAATTATTCAATTAATTAATGAATTACAGTCTTTAGATATAGACAGTAAAGTAAATGCATTAAACGAAATTAAAATAGCTATGCATAATATAAGTCCAATGAAAACAGAGCCGGTAGACTGTGTTTTATGGGTAAAAAATGATAGCGTACACGCAAACGATTATAATCCAAATAGTGTTGCACCACCAGAAATGGAATTATTAAGACTTTCAATTTCGGCAGATGGATATACTCAACCTATTGTATCAATGTTAGAGGAAAATGGTAAAACTAGAGAAGTTATTGATGGATTTCACAGAAATAGAGTTGGTAAAGAATGTAATGAAATACAAAAAAGAGTACACGGATATTTACCAGTAGTAACAATTAATGAAGATAGATCAAAAATTAATGACAGAGTAGCTTCTACAATTAGACATAATAGAGCAAGAGGTAAACACAAGATTGAAGCTATGAGTGATATTGTAATTGATCTTAAAAAAAGAAATTGGAGTGATGAAAAAATATCCAAAAATTTAGGAATGGATAAAGACGAAGTTTTAAGACTTTGTCAAATAGGAGGACTAGTTGAATTATTTGCAGATAAAGAATTTAGTCAATCGTGGGAAGCTGAATTATATGAAAATAATAACCAAATGTAAAGAATGTTAAATTATGGGAAAGAATAAATACATAGAGACACCAGAGATACTTTGGGAATACTTTAAAGCGTACGTATTACACGAAAAGAGCAATCCAATGTACAAAGTAGAATACGTAGGCAAAGAAGCAAGAACAGAATACAAGCCTTTAGAAACACCTATTACATTTGAAGGCTTTGAATGCTGGTTAGCAGACCAAAATATAATAGAACATTTAAGCGATTATTCAGCCAATACTAAAGGCAACTACGATGAGTATTCGACTATCATCACGCGCATACAAAGTAATTGTTATGTTCATAATTTTAAAGGTGCTGCGGTTGGTTTATTTAACGCAAACATAATAGCACGTAAATTAGGAATGATTGACCAGATAGCAACAGATAATAAACACGAGGTGCGAAAGTTTGAAGTAGAAATACTAAAGCCAAAAGATGAAGATACAGACCAATAAAGTATTTGAGCATTTAGATAATTCAACAAAGAGAATAACAATAGAGCAAGGAGGAACCAGAAGCGGTAAAACCTATAATATTTTAATGTGGTTAATATTTGGTTATGCTTTAAAGAACAAAGGCAAAACAATAACCATTTGCCGAAAAACATACCCATCACTTCGGGCAAGTTCGATGCGTGACTTTTTCGATATACTCAAAGAATACGATATGTATGATGAGCAAGACCACAACAAAAGCAATTCAGAATACAAGCTTGAGGGCAATCTTTTCGAGTTTATAAGTTTAGACCAGCCACAAAAGGTAAGAGGGCGCAAACGTGATGTATTGTATATTAACGAGGCCAACGAGCTATACTTTGAAGACTGGCAACAGTTAATTTTTAGAACAACTGAAAAGGCAATCCTGGACTATAACCCAAGTGATGAGTTCCATTTCATATATGATAAAATAAAGCCAAGAGATGATGCAGATTTTTACA